ATCTTCTTGCGTGGGCTCATCATGCCGCCCTCGGACATCATGACCGGACCAGTTTTTTTGCTGGTCTCGGAAATCATTTTGTTCTTAGGACCTTTTTCTACCGCACCGCCGCCACGGGTGGCACAACCCATTCCACGTCCAGCCATTTTATTTCCCCTTTTTCATTGCACGGCCTTTTGCATCAGCCGTCTTACGCATCAAGGCACGACCAGACTTGTCTGCCATGCCACCCATTTTCATCTTGCCCACGCCATCAGCAGCAAAAGCAGGAACCTTTTTGCCACCCTTCATAACCATTTCAAGCTTGCCACCGGCCTTAGGAGCCTTGGCTTTAGTCTTCTTCATTTCCATCATAATACATGCTCCTATCGGTACGCTGCCGTCTTTTTGGCGATGCGTTTGGGTTGCTTGACAAACTGCTTTCCTGCTTTATTCCCAGCAGCTTTTGCCTTGTTGGTAGCCGCTTTTTCGGCGGGGCTCAAGGATTTCCACGCTGCATCTGGAAGGTATCGTAGCTTACCTTTCGAAGGCTTACCAGAACTTGTACGCCATTTTTGTGCTCCCCAGTCTTTCAAGGATTGTTGGGGGTCCTTCATGATTTGTAGCCCCCGCCTTTTGCCTTGTACTCTCTAGCGAGCATTTGTGCTTTTCTCGCGGACCACTCGCCCGGATCTCCGCCCTTACCGCCAGCCTTAATCTTGCTAAAGAGCGCCTTACGCATAGCAGGCTTCGTGTAGACACCCGCTTGATTGACCTTGGACTTTGTGGCTGCTTTAGGCATGGTGCTTATGCTCCGCAATCATGCGGTCAATCTTGCTCTCAAGCCGGTCGAAACGATCCAGAATCTGTTGCATGTCCGCACGGAACTCGGCTCGAGTAATATGATCACGCGCCATCTCCTCTCTTGTCTTGTTTAACAAGATACTGATGCGCTGGAGCTCGTCAAACTTCCCTTTGACCAAAAAGCCCATGAATCCAACCGCCGCACTGAGGACGATGTTCCAGACCATCATTTCCATTTAGCATTTCCACCTTTTTCTAGCTTGACGAAGACGGCTATTTGGATCCTTCGCAGCCTCTGGGAACTGTTTCATCTGGCCCTCGGACCGTGCACAAAAAGACTTGCGACGCTTGGCTCGCGCAGGACTCGGGCTGTCTTCCGTAACTGCTGTCTTAAGCTTAGAGCCGGGGTTAGCCTTACGATAGGCCTTAACGCCTTTTTCCGTCATGCCCGCACCAGACTTGGTCGAACGAAAGTTGCCCGACTTGACCGACGTAGCGATGCCCATGCCCTTCTTTGCCACGCTCTACCCCTTAAGCTGCAGCAGCGCCGCCGTAAAAGAACACCGTGACGCTGGTGACTTCGGCATCATTTACGTCTAGATACACGCCACCATCAAACAGGATGCCCATGTCCGGGATGATGATGTCATAGCCCCCTGCTGCAGCGGGTGTTGTGATCGACACAAGCGCTGTCGCAGACCCACTGGTGCCATTCTTAAGCGTAAAAGAAGAGCCAGTGTTAGTGCAAGTGTAGTAAATGCCCGCGACACGTGTACGACCAGAAACCAGCTGCCCATCGGCAGTCTTGGTTGCTGAACTTAGATTACTTGAGCTCATTTGAACTCCTTAATTGACTGGGTCGACAGGAATCGACTCTTCTAAATCAAGACGATCAACTAACGCTTGCATCACGTCAATCGCGGCTTGGGCAGCAACGGCCACGTCATGCGCATGGTCCCGTTGCTGTTCCATTTTCTTGACCTCCGAAAGAAGAAACTCTTTCGTTATCTGCATTACGCAACCGTGCTACACATAATGTAGTAGGTCGTGCCGTCATCGCTGATCACGGGAATCGTGTGCGTAACGGTGGGAGAACCCACTGCAGCACGGAACACGCCTGCAACAGCGGGAGCAGGAACCCGAAGGAGTGCCCCGACCGTACCGGTACCGCTATTGGTACAACGCAGGTAGGTAGCGCCAGACCAAGATCCGCCAGAAGCGAAGTCGGAGTCGAGCTGAATTGCAGAGATCGTGCCGCCGGGAGCGGTTGAACTTCCGCCAAGGGTCACGCGCAGAGCGTTACCAGCGCCAGAGATGGTGCCAGAACCGTTGATGGACAGCGAAATGTGAGCGCCGTTGACCGTACCCCCGGTAGCTGCGTTAGCTGCAGTAACACGGGTAAAAGCACGGAGAGTCTCGCCAGAACCGGTGGACGTGATGTCCAGACGGCTGTAGTTAAGACGGGTATCGCCAGTCGTTGCAGACGACGAAGCGTAGAAACTGGAAATGTTTTGAGCGGTAGTAACCGTGATGGGGCTGGAAGCGGTTCCGCCAATAAAGCCGTTTTGCGACGATACTGGGCCCGAAAATGTGGTCAAACTCATGATGAGTCCTTTCGTGTAGTAGCACATCCCCGTATCGTCTCTACTACGTCTGCTAGGTCAGTCGATACAGGTGGAAATTTCCTAGATAGCGTGAATATACCGCAAAAAGAACAAATAAAAAAGGGGGCCGAAGCCCCCTTTTTCTTTAGGCAGCGCCTTCGCTTCCGAAGATGCCACGTGGGTCGCTGAAGCCAAAGCTGTAGCGCTCACGAGCCTTGTAACGAACGTTACCGGTCTCAAAATCACCTTCGAAATTGGTTTTGATCGAAACGCGCTGGAACATCTTCATGCCGTTAGGAGCGTCCGTCTTGATGAAGTACGCATCGGGATCGGTCAGGAAGTGGTTAACAGTGTAGCCCTGAGGAATCATGCCCATGTTCTTGATAGCATTGATGTCGTTGTCTGCCGTACCAACACGGAGAGTAGACTTCAGAATGCGATCAGCGGTGAACTGAAGCTCTTTAGGAATAATCAGCTTCAGACCACGGACAGCGATCTTCAGGCCACGCTCGTCAGTGAACGCAGCAATGTCAATCAACATCTGCTCAAGTGACGTTTCCGACAGATCAGCAGGTGTGGACAGCTCATTGGAGAGGTTCGGACCGCCCAGAGTGGGGTGTGCGGTCGAGCACAGCGAAACACCGTCGCCACCAATGGAGGTGGTGAAAGCGCCGTTGAGCACGGCAGCAGCCTTAATCTGTTTGGTTTGAGCCATCGAACGAGCCAGAGCCTTGGTGTAGCGAGCTGCCAGACGGTCGTACAGGTTGTCTTCAACTGCCTCTTCAGTCAGCGAGAAACCAAGAGCAATGGTCTCGTGAGTGTAACGAGCAGTGAATGCTTCCTGTGCGTTGTCATAAGCAACGCCAGCACCTTCAGTCTTGACAGGAGCTTCGCCAAAGCCAGAGAGCATCACTTCCTCTTCAAATGCGCGGTCAGAGGTCTCGATGTCATAGATCTCTGCATGCTCATTTTCGTAGTTTTGATACTCAAGGCCGAACAGAGCGTTGAGTCCGGGCTCAAGCTCTTTTACCAGTTGTGCGCGGGAAATTGCCATGATCTAGCTCCTATTAAGGGGCTGTATTGGCAACGCCAGTGCTGCCATACAGATGGGTGTTGATCTTAACGACTACGTCAACGTAGTTCTCGCCGCCGGTGTTGTTCGGAGCATCGTAGAAACCCACGATTTTCAGAACGAGACCTGCAGTGTTAGCAACGGTTGAAGAGTCGAGCTCAGTAGCTGAAACACCTGTGGTGCTGCTACCTGCCGTGTAAGCGATGTTGGCGTTGAGACCAATATCGGCTTGAACCACGTCCTCGTCTGCTTGAATCAGGAACAACTGGTTGGGGTCGTCCAAAACGTCAGCAACGATCTCACCAGAAGTGATGTTCACAGAACCGGGGTAGAAGTTCTTCCACGTGGGCTTACCGGTTGTAGGGTCAATGTAGTTGCAGCCGTTAAACACGCCCAACGCAGCAGTGTGCAGCGTGGAATCGTACTTAACAACGTAACCACTCGAGAGGGTAACGAGGTCACCCTGATAGATAGCGCCAGATTGGTTGTCGGCAATATTGTAACCGTACTGCTTCTGGGCACCAGTAGCAGAAAGATTACCTAGAGGCCGCAGACCAAAGGCTTTATCGACGTTTGCCATTTGTCTTTTCCTTTACGAATGAGGTTATACGGTTTTAGGACCGCCAAAAGTAACTCGGGACTGACGATCTGGCTTGTTGATGACCATGGATGAGTGCGCATTGGCCTTCATCAAGTCGTTATCAACAGCCTGAATCTGATCTTGAGTTTTTCCTTGGTAGTACTCACGACGCTCTTGCGCAGTCTCTTCAGGAATACGAGCCAGAAGCAGCCCGCCAACACTGATAACACCAGAGTGACGACCATCTTCTGCCGTTGGAATCACGTAGTCCGGATGCTCCTCGCCACGAACAAGTTCGTAGCCTTCGCGAAGCTTTCCGGCAACATTCACACGGTCTTCTTGACCGGCAACTTCAGCACGGATCCAACGATTCTTATATCCCGGAGGGGCAGGCGGAGCATCCAAACGAGAAGGAGGTGCCCATGGACGACGACGCGACTCTTTTTCACGGCCTTCAGCCGCGCGAGAGGTCCGGTCGATTTTGGTTTGTTCAGACATGGTTATCTCCTAACGTATTTAGCGTACTCTTCCAAGGGAACATTCAACCGACGGGCGATGCTTACTTCGCTCGGGGTCAACTTAATACTTCTACTGCGCCCACTCGTACCCGTAGATGTGCTACGAGTTGCAGGAGCAACGGCCGGGGCGGACACAGCATTGTTCTCCTGTCGCTTGAACTTGTGCGGGAATTCCTTGCGGATTCTCCGATTCAGCTCATCATAGTATTCATTAGAAGACAAGTCAAACCCTTCTTCCTCTAATTGGTTATGAATACCAAAAGCAGCAAATGTCATCGGCTTATCTTGCCCAAACCATTCATTCTCTTCTGCCCATTTTTCTGCCTTAGGATCAGCCACAGGTTGCTGCCTAGGAATAACTGCCTCGGGGCGAGGAACAGGCTGAGAAACGACCTGCCGCACCTTTCGCTCTTCGACCTCACGATTTAAACGCTCTTGCTGCGATACTAATTGAGCAAGAAGTTTCTGCGCTTCAGTTGCAGCCTTGCCGTCACCACGTTCAATTGCGTCTTGCAAATTGGCTTCAACAATTGCCATCTGCGAATCAATACGCCCTTTGGACTCGGTCATGTAATTCGTATCAAGCGTTGAAACACGAGCTTGCGCTTGCTCTAGTTGAGAGTGCACGTTTCTCGCATACTCTAAAGCAGCCTGCTCACGACGCTCTGCTTCACGAAGCTTTGCGGTCATTTTGTCAAGACGTTTTTTGACTCGATGGCTATATTCTTCGTGCTCATCTTGCGACTTTTCAGGAGCAGCTTCCGCCGTTCCGTCCGCCGCAACAGTCACTACGGTTGCACGATCTTCATCGCCAATCGTAAACTCAACCTCCCCATCAGGGTTAGGCACTTGCACTTCATCATTTTCATACTCAGGCATGGTAATTCTCCTTAAACCATGTGAACGACATCTTCTGGATCCTTTACGCAGGCCAAAATTTCGTCGTCGTTTAAAATGCGTATCTCACCGCCCTCGATTGAGATACGAGCCCCCGCATAACGCGCAAAGATTACCCAGTCTCCTTTCTTGCACCACGCTCCCTCTGGGAATTTTTCTGTATCCCTGTATGCCAGCGGCCCGACATCCAAAACATAGCCACAAACCGTAGCAAGGTTCTGCCGCTCCACTGCCTGCTCAGCAATCAAAATACCGCCCTTGCTCTTTTTAGAAGCACGGAACGGAAGGACCACGATCCGCCAACCTGTAGGCCGTGGGATACGATCCAAGACGGATTGATCCATGCTGGCTGGATCAAAGCGATCTTCTTCCTCTGCTTTGACCTCCGATTGACGCTCTTCGGCCCACTTTTTCTGTAATGCAGTCATTTCTGCCATACGTTCTCCTTTATTGCGCAGCTTTATGCTGCGAGAAATGGGTTTAAAACTCTGCTTCCGCTTTCTCCAGTATCCGCTTTAGCTCTTCCTCACAGAAAAGCAAAGATTCTATGTTTCCGACAAGCTGGCGATAGTGCTCCATGTCTTTCACGTTGCCATAAACCATCGCCTCACCGATTTCTTGTCTCCTTTGACGCAAAATTTTGTACAGACGCTCGATTTCTTGCATTTTAGGCAATCATCGTCTTGTTTTTTGCATCTTTACGCGTGACGTAGGTCACTTTCCCTTTAGATGAGGGCGTTTTGACGCTACGAGCAGTGTTTAGCGCAATTGCGACCGCCTGTTTCTGCGCTTTTTTCTTGCTAGCGGGCTTAGACGTGCCAATTTTTCCGCTTTTTTCGTAGCTGCCCATCATTTCAGAGATGTTTTTAGATACGGTCTTGGGGCTAGAGCCTTTTTTAAGGGGCATTTTGATTCCTTTCGTTCTGAGCAAGTCGTTCACGGGCAATCGCAGCCTTCTCAGCGGCAATATCCTCGCTTGATTCGAGTTTTGCCATCGTTTCCGCTGCGTTTTGCTGCATTTCCTGCTGCTGCATAGCCAGCCTTTGCTGGGATTCTTGGGCTTTTCGCTCGTTATCCGCTGCACGAAGCTGCAGTTCCTGTTGCTTGAGCTGGACCAAGGGGTCAGGTCCTTGTCCTTCGCCAGAAAGCTGCTGCGAAAGCTGCCGCAGTTCGGACATCCCCTGTGCTACGAGCATCGCGATCTGAGCTTCCTTTTGAATATCCGATACCAAGCTCATGCCTTCAGGGCCATAGGTCTGGAAAAGCTGTGCCTCAACCTGCTCTTCAGCCTTCAGTCGCACATGCTCGAGCACGTGCTTGGTCAAAGTGGTCGCTGCCATGGGATTGCCTTGCACAATCGGAGACATGCCCTGCAACATATGGCTCACAATATGCGCATCATGCTGTTGTCCAGCAAATGCTTTGAGCGATTTGCCATCAATTGCATCTGCATTTTCTGTCGCAGGATCCTTCGGGCGAGGATTCTGCGTGTCGTCGGGCTTGAGGATCATGTCAATGTCCTTCGTCCCAAGCGCCTCATACATACGACGGAAAGCTTCGTAGATGTTGTGGATCTGCGGCGCCGACGTAGCAAGCTGAAGCTGCGTCTGAGCCAAAGCAATGCGCTGCGCTGACGAGAAAATGTTGGGGTCAGCAACAGGAACGATGTCTACACGATCATCAAAGTCAAGCTTCTTGACCGCTCTATCCGCACCGGGGACTGCATATGGGTACTCATCCGGCAAAGAACGACTGAAACACTTTGCCATGAGCTCAAACTCAAGCTTTTGCGCATAATGCAGCCGCTTGTGAATGCCAGACATCACATTCGTGCCACGCTCCAACAATGCCAAGGTCGTGCCCACAGCAGCTTGCTGGTTTCCATCGCCAACCTGCATGTCCGCAATAC